TAATGTTCGTAAGCCTAATAATTTAAGTGGTAAACTACAGATGGACCTTGGTAATATGGACAAGCCATCAATGAAACTAGTAAAGCAAGCTGGTATTAAACTTAAAAATAAAGGAGATGAGAAGGGAGACTTTATTACTTTAAAAGGTTCCCCTGAGTATCCCCCTAGAGTTATTGACTCTCAAGGTAACGTCCTTCCTGAGCCTGTTACTATCGGTAATGGTAGTAAAGTAAAGGTTCCTTTCAATACTTATGATTGGAAATTTAATGGTCAAGAAGGAACAAATGTTGGTTTGAATACTGTCATGGTTATTAAAATGGTAGAGTATGTGACAGATCAAATGGATAAAGAAGAAGGATACGTTGCCCCTGTTCAACAGGACATGGGACATATAGAGCTTGAAGCAGAAGACGATCCTTTCTAGAGTTGCTCCGACACCTTGGTATGTGTATAAACTGCCTATTTTTTTTAATTAAGGAGAATATATTATGCCTAGTTTTATAATTGATATGCCGGGTAAAAAACCTGTTGATATAACTAAAGAAGTTAATGCTTCTAAGAGTGAAGAAGATATTAAAGATGTACTTAAGAAGACTTTTAAAGGTACTATAGGTACTGAAGAGGTCAAAGATGTACAGTCTGATTGATGGAGATGTACTTGTTTACTCATGTGGCTTTGCCTCACAAAGGAATGAGTACAAAATAAATAATAATATTTTTGACTACAAAAGAGATGCTAATAAATATTGTACTACTCACAATATAGACAGAAGTCTTATAGATAAAAAAATTATAGCTGAACCAGTAAGCCATGCATTACATAATGTTAAACAGTCTTTGATAGAAATAAGTCAGGCGTGTGATAGTCATGAAGGTAGTATATTCCTAACTGGTAAAGGAAACTATCGTCATGATGTGGCTACCTCAGCAGTGTACAAAGGCAACAGAGATCCTTCACATAAACCTGTACACTACAGAGCAATTATAGATTACCTGATAAAAGAATGGGATGCTAAAGTAATAGATGGTATGGAAGCTGATGATGCTATGGGTATAACTCAGTGCCGTTTAAATAAAACTAAAAATTTAGCTAAGAAAGATATGCCTATTATATGTACCATAGACAAAGACCTTGATATGATTCCGGGGTGGCACTACAACTTTCGTAAACAACAAAAGTATTTTACCACTGTTGAGCAGTCTGATTATTTTTTCTATAAACAGATGTTGACAGGAGACCGTGTTGATAATATAATAGGGATACACGGTATTGGTGACAAAACAGCAGACAAGTTGTTACTTGGTAAGTCTGTCCAAGAAATGGAAGATATAATAATTAATAAGTACCGTCAAGAATTTAAAGATGACTACATGAAACGGTATGCAGAAAATAAAAAACTTCTATGGATACTAAGGGAGCCTTTAGATGGAATGGTCTGCTGATGAGAAAGATACATTTATGCTTAATTATATCTTTAATATAAAGTCTTCAAAAAAAGGAGCAGAGTTAGTTACTGAAGCACATGAAGCATGGCAACAATACAGATTTTTTTGTGATGTGGAGAGTGTAATTGGCAAAGCCCATTAACCATCACTGGATAGGACGTAAACCTAATCCTAAAAAATACTTTGGATTTGTCTATCTTATAACTAATACTGTTAATGGTAAAATGTACATAGGAAAAAAACAATACCATGTCCACAAGAAAAGAAAAATTGTTAAACAATCAGACTGGCATTACTATGAGTCAAGCAGTAGATATGTTAAAGAAGATATTAAAGTATACGGAAAAAAATCCTTCGAGTTTAGAATACTTAAAAATTACAAGACAAGAGGGGGACTCGTCTACGGTGAAGCTAACATACAACACAAACGTGATGTCCTTGTAGAAAGAATTGATGACGATAATAGATTGTATTACAATGCCCAAATAGCTGGCATTAAGTTTATACCAAAGGAGTACTAGTGTGATACACTTAGTAATACCAGACCCTCATGCCCATCCTGATTTTTCTAATAAAAGATTTGAACTGTTAGGTAAACTGATAGTAGATATTAAACCTGACAAAGTAATTTGTTTAGGTGACTTTGCAGATATGCCTAGCCTTTGCTTCTATGATAAAGGAACTGCTGGCTTTGAAGGTAGAAGATATAAAGATGATGTGTTATCTACTATTGATGCACAAGAAAAGATGATGATGCCTATTAGAAAAGCCAAGAAACGTAAACCTAAAATGTATATGCTAGAGGGTAATCATGAGCATCGTATCAACAGAGCTATTTCTACTGATGCAACTAAGCTTGATGGTGTCATTAGTCTTGATGATCTTCGTTATAAAAAATTTGGGTGGGAGTTTATTCCCTACAGAGGATCAACACCGGGGATCAAAGTCATTGATGGTATTGCTTATGCTCACTATCATACTAGCGGTGTTATGGGTAGGGCTATAAGTGGTGAGCACCCAGCTTACTCTCTGTTAAACAAACAGTATCAGTCTTGTACATCAGGTCATCTTCATACTCTTGACTATGCCACACGCACCAGAGCAGATGGTAGACGTATTCAAGGTTTAATGGCTGGAGTATTCAGTGATTATTTTGCAGACTTTGCAGGAGAAGCTAATGATCTATGGTGGAGAGGTGTTATTGTTAAGCGTAATGTTGTTGATGGTAACTATGATCCAGAGTTCATCTCTATAGAGAGAATGAAGCAGGAGTATAAGTAATGATTAGTGGCCTGATCATAACTGATGAGGAGTTTATGGAACGTTTATGTTCTCACTATGACAGGCACGATGTAGTAGAAATACTAGGCTTAGATGCACATACTATTCTTGATATGTTTTGGGATAGAGTACAAGATAGTCCTGAGTTATTCTCAGATATACTGACAAAGTTAGACTATGAAAAGGAGAGCTATAACAATGAGTGGACATGATGTAGACGATAAAGTTTTTAATTACTTTGAGATGGATAAAGAAATGGAAAAGATATATCCAATAAATCCATTAAAAGAATCTAGAATTACTAACTCTGAGATTGACATACGTAAAGCTAGGTTTTATGATTATGAAAAGATTTGGAATTGGAAAAAAGAACAACTGACAAGGAGCAACAATGATACAACAAGGGCCAACACTAGAGATAAGTAAACAAGTACACCAAGAAAAATATAGAGGGCCTAATGAATCCTTCTATGATGCAATGGTTAGACTAGCAGGAACATTGAATGATGGTGAAGAACATAGGCACAAACTTAAAGACATTTTTCTTAACCAAAGGTATCTACCTGCAGGGCGTGTTCAGTCAGCTATTGGTAGCCCTCGAAAAACTACAGCTTTCAACTGCTTTGTCTCCCAGACTATCGAAGATTCGACTGAAGGTATTATGGACGGAGCTACAAATGCGTTTAAAACAATGCGTAAAGGCGGTGGTATTGGCTATGACTTCAGCACTCTTCGCTATCGAGGAGCACCTATCCAAACCTTGGGGTCTAAGGCTAGTGGTGCTGTTAGCTTTATGGATATTTATGATTCTGTTTGTAATACTGTATCCTCTGCTGGCAACAGGCGTGGTGCTCAGATGGGTGTACTTAGAGTGGATCATCCCGACATTGAAGAGTTTATCAGAGCAAAACAAAACGACAAAAGACTAAAGAACTTTAACATATCTGTTGCTATTACTGATGAGTTTATGGATGCGTTAGCTAATGATGAGTCATTTGATCTTGTATGGAATGGTCAGGTAGTAGATACTATTGATCCTACTGCACTTTGGGAAGAAATTATGAGAGCCACATGGGACTGGGCAGAACCCGGAGTCCTGTTTATCGATACGATTAATGAGTATAATAATCTAAGATATTGTGAAACTATCTCAGCAACTAACCCATGCGGTGAGCAACCTCTACCACCCTATGGTGCTTGTCTTCTTGGTAGTTTTAATCTTGTTAAGTACATTAAAGACAGAGACATCATAGATGGAGATGTACATGACAGAAGCTTTAATTGGAATCAATTCAGGCAAGACATACCTCATGTTGTTCGTGCTATGGATAATGTTATTGATCGTACAATCTATCCATTAGATGAGCATGAGCATGAGGCTAAACAGAAAAGGCGTGTGGGTATAGGTATCACAGGCTTTGCTAACACTAGTGAGATACTAGGATGGGAGTATGGATCGAAAGAAAGTCTTAAGTTTCTTGATGATGTTTTGTCTGTTCTTAAGAACACAGCGTATATGTATAGCTCTGAGCTTGCACTAGAGAAAGGGTCTTTTCCTTTGTTTAAATCTGAGGCTTATTATAATGCTCCTTATATTAAAAGTCTGGATAGTGATGTTAGAAATACTATAGGTAAACATGGTTTAAGAAATTCACACTTGATTTCTATAGCTCCTGCTGGTACTATTAGTTTAACTGCTGATAATGTAAGTAGTGGTATTGAACCTGTCTTTGCTTTGGAAACACAGAGGACTATTCAAACAGAGGAAGGTACTAAAATTGTTCAAGTGCCTGACTATGCTTATTATTATTATAGTGTCAGAGGTAAGGTATCTGAAAAAGTAAAGATGAATGAGCACCTTGAAGTACTTTCTGTAGCTCAGAAGCACGTTGACTCTGCTGTATCTAAAACGTGTAACGTAGGAGATGATGTGACATGGGAACAGTTTCAAGATCTTTACTTTGAAGCATGGAAAAAAGGATGTAAAGGTATTACAACCTTCAGAGCCTCTGGTAAAAGGTTTGGTATTTTAAATAAAGTTGAAGAAGAAGGTAATGCTTGTGTGTATGACCCAGATACAGGAGATAAAAGCTGTGGTTGAGAAGAACGTAATTAAAGAAGCTCTACTTAAGAAGTTAGAAGGAGACATTATAGTTGCTGAAACAGATTTAAAAATATTTTTAACTAAACCTGTTGCTGTTGCTGAGCATATAGACTATATTACTACAGCAGAAAGAAAGCTAGAGGCTCTTACAACTGCAAGAGACAAGCTTAACACTCTAACATGGGTACATCTAGGAGCAGTAAAGGGACTAAAAAGTGAGATATGAAGTTATTAAAGAACTAGAAAAAGAAGAAGACGTTGTCAATCATCCTGCTCATTACAATCATAACAAGCATGGAGTCGAATGTATAGAAGCTATACAGGCTAGTATGTCTGATGATGAGTTTAAAGGATACCTAAAGGGCAACGCTATAAAGTATCTATGGCGTTATGGTTATAAAGGTAAGCCCAAGCAAGACTTAGATAAAGCTCAATGGTACTTAAACAAATTAATAGAGGAGATAAGAGATGATTAAAGAAACTCTTAAGATACTATTTATATTTGCTGTGACAATAGTTTTAACCTATGGTTGTAGTTATTATTTACTTAACTAAATACCTTTTGAAGTTAACCATTCTTTTACAATTTTAGTAGGAATCATATGGATAGAATTAATACACGGACCATCATCTTTAAATAATATAAGTGCTTTGTTTAAATGTGTATGTACATAAACCATAACATACTTAGGATTATTATTACTTATAGGTGGTTCGTTATTAAAATAACTTAAAAATAAAATTCTTTGATTTTCTTTAAGTGGTGTAAGTTCTTTTACTTGAAGTTTTTCTGTCCAGTAATCTACTTGGTATTCAAGGTTACATTGTTGTTTTTTATTTTCAGTAGCTTTACCAGAGGTTAACACTGCAGTAAAAAAAACTACTGATAATAATATTTTTAAAGGGTTTGTCATTGCTTTTTAGCCTTAATAACATCAATAACTTTCTTAACACCGAATGAGGCAGCTACAACAACACTAAGTAGATACCAGTACTCATCAGGTACGTCTTCATCAAGCACTTTAAATGCTTGTTTGAATCTTATAATCATTTCATCTGCTTCAAAGACAACAGCCAAGAACATAGATACAAAGGGCAGAGTTAATATAATTGTAAGGTACTCATCCTTCCAAGAGTTGTCACTATTACGAGCCTGTATCTCATCCCAGTTACCATCCTGTTTGATCTGAGTTATCTTACGATCATGTATCGCTTTCTTTTCTTCAGCTTTATTATTTAAATAGGTCTTGCCAATACCTAAAACACCATTGACAATAGGACCTAATAAAGGTAGCATTATAATCTCCTATTTCTTTTTCCAACTTATACGTTTTGGACCTTTCTTCTTCTTAGAAGCAGAGGTACATTGAGCCTTTGTAGGTCTACAAGCAGGGTAAGGACGTTTAGATTTAGTTGCAGACTTACGTCCACAGGGTTTACCTGTCTTACAATCTATCCAGCCTTTACCTTTATTACGAGAGAACCACTTTTTTAGGCTATCACTTTTTCTTTTTGCTGCCACTTTTATTTCCCCAGTTTTTTGCACCTACTTTACGACACTTTACTAGAGCACCTGATGCATAGGCAGAAGGCCATTTAGTATAACGTGATTTAACTTTATGATAACAAGCATCTTTCTTAGTTTTAGATTTCTTAGCAGCCATTGTTACTTCCTTGATTTTTTACCAGCACACTTCCATCTCTTACGAGACAAGCGTAGTGGTGAGTTAGGATCTTTAGCAGCTTTAGGGTGCTTCTTCATCTGACCAGCAGATCTGGCACAGTACGCATCACCTTTACTAGTACCCGGACGTACTCTTGGACCACCACCTTTGGCTTTACCAGCCTGTCCATAGCTGACACGCTTACCACTGGCTGTTACTTTAACCTTTGCTTTACCTTTTCTAGGAGTTGCCATTGTTATTTCCTTATTTTAGTGAGAACGCTATTAAAATTGTTAGCCATAAGCTAAGTCCCTCCCAGCTGTTATCAATACCAAAGGGTAGGGTTGTTCTCCATTCTCCATGTGTATAATAGCTTGTACTAAAGAAATATAGTCCTCTTCATTAAGAACTTCTGAACTATTCTTTCCTACTTTAGATGATACAAAGTTTATATAAGCTTCTGTGTCGTTTTCAATAGGTGGTGCCCATCTGTTTATAATTCCTTCTATGGTATTAAGATTATATTTATCATTGTATGTCTTAAGAATTTTAAACATAGCTCTGATACCATACTCAGGTGTAGAAAACTGGGAAAACTCCTCATCTTTGGACTGGTCTTTGTCCAGACCATCCCAGTCTATACCGTGTCTGATGTTTCCGGGATTGTTATTTCTTATTCCTCTACTCATTAAATGTTTTTTCTATATCAGATGGTTTAGATTTTTTTATATCTTCTGGTTTATATCTTTCTTCAAAGTTTTCTCTTCCTATGGCTTCACCTTCTTCTCTTTTTCTAGTTTTACTTTCTATTGTTTCTCTAAGTACTATTCTTCTAAGCTGAGGACCTCTATATATTTGAGATGCTCTATCTGCCATTCCTACAGCTTTACTAATTGATATATTAAGTGCTTTAAGAGCTATTTTTCCTGCTTCTAATCCTTTTTGTTTAATTATAGGTGTTAAGTAATCTACAATTTTATCCCAATCTTTAATCATAGGGCCTATTTCTTTAATAGGATAACTTGCAACAAATTGTTCACCAAGTAAATCACTAACAAATTTTTCTCCACCAAAAGCTCCTAACTTTGTATATGAAGAGTAATAAACCATATCATTAAAAAATTTATTGAGTTCTTTTTCTTTAGATTCAATTTGTCCAAAATTTCCAGACATTTTTGTAACTGCATCTAATGCTTCTTCGTTTATTTTAATATTAATTTTACCATCGTCATATTCAATACCTTCAAAACCTACTATACTTTCAATTTGTTTAAGGCTTTTTTCAGCTGCTGAATTGTATATATTAAAACCTAAATCTCCAAGTTGTTTTTGTTGATCTTTAGGAAGACTTTCTACAAGTGATTTAAAAACAGGGTCACTGTATTGCTTACGTATAGTTTCGTAATTGTCAGGAGATAATTCACCTTTTAAATGTGCTTGGTAAATTGGTGATTGAAAAGAAAAAAGTGTTTTTAATCTATCTTCTTGTTTTAAACCTGTACTTTTTAATAACTGATTAGTTGCTTTAAGACTAACATTTACAGCAGTTTCAAGTTGTTCATTAGTTTCGTATTCTGGCCCATATCCTAAATTAGTTACTTTTTTAGGATCTAAACCAAAAATAACTCTCATTTCTTTTTCTATTTGAGATCCAGAATCTTGCTTTAAATCAGGAGTTATTTTAAGTAGTACTTTATTAAGCATAAGCTTTGCAATTTCTGGAGGATAATTTTCACTTATACCTGTTATAAGAGGAGCAACTCGTCTAAACTGTTGATGAGTTAATTCTTTATCTATTTTAGATACCGATTCTAAACTTTTAACTATTCCAAGAGGGGTTGTACCTTCTCCTCCTGTTAAAAGTTGCCTGTACATAGCAACTTGATTATCTATAAACTGATTAAAAGTTTCTTGATCTTTACCCCTCCAACTATTAGCAATAATATTTTTTTCTTTTATAATAAAATTTTGTAAAAATGTATCTAATTGAGGAAGAACATCAGTTTCTCCATCTTTTATACGTTGTAATGCACTACGAACAGTAGTACTTAATTGTGTTGATACTTTACCACGAATATCATTAAAAACAGCATTTGCTCCTCCTTTAAGATATGCTTCTGAGTTTTCACCCGGAGCTATTGGTATACCAGCGTTTTTATTTTGTTGTTCATATCCTTCTCTTTCTGCTATTTGGGTCATTCTTTTTGAAGCAAGAATTCTTGTTGCTTCCATATCAATATTATTATTACTATCGTATACATAAGCATTTGTATTTTCTATTATTTTTTCTTCTGCTTTTCTTATGTTTTCTTCTTCTCTTGCTCGTTCTTCCATTAAAGATTTACGAGGAGTAATTCCAAGTTTTTCTTTTCTTTGTTCTAAGTAACTTGTAAAACCGGGGTTGGCTAATTCAATTTCTTTAACTTTATTTTTTAAAATTAAATTATAACGTGTTTGAGTTGTTTTACCTTGATCTTTAACAATATTTGTTTTGCTTTCAGTTTCTTCATAGCTTTTAAAAGCTTCTTCAAAAGCTTCATTACGTGCTTCTATTAAAGAAGAGTCAATACTAGCTTGAGCAACGTCTGTTCCAAAAGTTACACCTCCTACTAAAGCTGTTTTAGCAAGACTAGTTATACCTTCTGTAAGAGCTTTATTACTTTGTTCAGTAGCTCTACCACTTGCCTCTACTCTTGAGTAGTCTCTAGCCTCTGATACTGTTCCTGTAAAACCAGTTGCCATTTATTCTCTCCTTAAATTCAGCATACTATTAACATATTCTGATCCAAAAAATTTATAAAGTCTTTGTATACTTTCTTGTGTTGTTTCTTTAGTCATATTTTTAAGAGCATTACCAGTAGCGGTGTTCCATGCTTTAATAATATGGGGTTTTTCTTGTGCATAATACAAGTCACGAAGACGTTGAGCTTTTCTTGACAGTCTTGCTGCTTTATCTTTATCATCAGTAATAAGCATATCACGAATATAACCAGAAAATTGAGCAGCATCTTTACTTATTTCTTTTTGAAGGTCTCCCATTTTAAGAGTGCTTTCATACACTTCTTTACTTAACCTTGGAGGAAGACCTAAACCAGTCATCATAACATCAAATGAACTGTAATTTTTTCTATCAAGAAACTTACCAGATTTAGTCATAAGTATACTTTCTTGATGCATACGCCAAGCTTTATGTATTCTAGAAGGATTAGGTAAATCTAAAAATAATTCTTTTGCTAAGTCAAAAGCTTCTTCAGGTACATCTTTAGATAAACTTAAAGTTCCTTCTTTTAATCCTTTAATTAATAAAGAAGATCCCATAGTTTCAGCCCAATCACCAACTAAAGCTCTAGAAGGACCACCAAGAAGTTCACTAGAAGGAACAGATTCATCAGTAAAAGCTGCTTTCCATATTTTTTGCATAATGTTATTATCTAAAGGTTGAAGTCGGCTAATATCTTGTCCTTCAAAAATTTGTCCAACATAACCGTCAGAAAGTTTTCTACGTAATTCTGGTGTTAAACGTTCACCAGTTGCTTCATAATGAAAATCAGACATATAATCAACAACAGTATCAATACCAAGACCAGCAGTACCATAAGCTAAACCAATACCTGTTAACCAACGTACTTTTTCTCCTTTACTAAAGCCTCCGCTTTGTTCTAAAATTTGCTCAGCTACTCTAATAGGATGAGTAGCAAACTGCATAGGAATAGACATAGGACCGTTTTGATAAGCAGCCCTTGAAGAAGATTTCATATTACCTGAAAAAGTTTCTGCTCTATTAAGAACACGACCTAACTCATCTCCTTTAGGTCTTGTACCGTATTTGTTAAAATGTTCAAGCCATGAAATAGTAAAACCTAAAGTTTGGTTAAGACGTTCTCCTTCTTTAAAAGGAACAAGACCAACATCAAGTGCTCTATTAGCAAAACTTATTAATTTATTATTATAAATAATGTTACCATCAAAAGGATTATCAAGTTGTGCCTGAGTACCCCCAACAATATCTACTCCACTGCTTTTCATATCTTCAATAAGCATCCTAACTTCTTTTGTTTTCAACATTTTTCTGCCAGTAGGAACTGCAATTGTTGATATAATAGATGAAAGATGATCAATAGCTGAAGGGTTGTCAAGTTGTGCTGCCATACGTAAAGGTAAAAGCATAGCTAATGCTTGAGGCCCTAAACGTGGAGCTACACTTAGTACAGCAGGAGTCATAGATAACTGTAATCCTATTTGTGAAGCATCTAACATACCTAAAAAAGTTTTAAATGTTAATGCTCTAACAGCAGAAATACCTTGGTTGTCAACAACTTTAAGTAAACCATTAGCTCCAATTTTAGACATTGCACTATTATCAGCATCCATTACATATTGAGCTAATTCATATTTAAACCTATCTACTTTTCTAGCTTCTTTTGATTTAGCATGGACAATACGGTCAAGTCCTTCTCTAGAACGACTAGCCATTTCTCTTACCTTCATAGGAGTATCATCTTTAAATGTACCATGATGGTAATGATACCAATCAGGACGCATAATATCACCATCATTAAGAAAAGGTTTGTAAGTTTCTACCCAGTTTCTAATATTTCTACTTTTATAATCAGAAAAAGCTCTAGTATTTATAACATGAGCTATAGATTTTTCTAAAGATTCTGTATAGTTTAAAACAGGAGCAAGTTCTCCATCAGGATTTTTAAGGTGATCTCCTCTAGCTGAATAATATAATCTACCTCTGTCTATATATTTTCTTGCTGATTCAGACATATTCATAATATCAGGATCAAGATCTATAGCGTCTGGATTGTTTATAAATTGATCTTGAGTAGAGGTTCCGGGTTTAAAGTTAAGAGGTCTTGTTCCTTTATCAGCCCATGCTTCAAAAGGTGTACGTTCAATTTCACCAGATTCAATAGCTTCTTCAAATTCATCAAAAGAAGCATACCTTGTACGTGCATTAATAATGTTAGTAGCTTCAGTAATAGGATCAGTTCCTTTTACTGCTGACGATGTAGGACCAACATCTCCATCATCAAAACCATAACCTGCTTTTTTATATTTTTCGCCTCTTAAAAAAGCTCCTAAAGCTTCGTTATAATCTTTAGCTACTTTTACTGCTTGCTTTTCAGAACCTACATTATAATGTGTTCTATATTTTGTTAAAGTAGAACTTCCTTTTATGTCTTTTACAACAGGTTGTTTTATAAAAATAGGAGTTTCATACTCACGATGGGGACCATCAAAATGATTAAGTACTCTTGCTCTAATAGCTGTTTGATTAACATTTTTTTTGTTAGCTACAATATATTTAGCCATACCAAATTCTGTTTCAACAGGTTGAAGGTATTTAATAAGAATAAGATTGTCATCATCAGTTAATTTTTGTAAAATTTTAGTTGAACTTGATCCTTCTTTATAAAGTTTTCCTGTTGTAGCATCTAAAATAGAATGATTTTTAGAATTTTTTCTGTCAAATGCAGGAATAACTTTACCAATTGTAGGGTCTTCTCTTACACCTTTAACACCTAATTCTATATAACCTTTATTTACAAACTCTGATCTTATAGAAAAGTTTATAACGTACTCATCAGCTTGGTGTAGTTGAATAGTACCACCGTAGGCAGCTATTTCTTTATCAGTAGGTTTACGATTATAATTAGATAAGTAAAAATTATTTACTTCATCATTTGTTAACCATCTACCATTATTAGTTTGTTGAGTGTGTTGCATAATTGCTTCAAAACTTCTTCTAGAATTTTTTGGAAGAGTTGAAAAGATTTTTGTAGTTGTTTTAAAAATATCATTAAGTTTAGCTAAAGCATTTGTACCTTGAATACCTCCTTCAGCTAAACGAGGTTGATGTTTTAAAACAATTTTATTACCAGCTAAACCTCTAGGACCAAAATACTTCCAAGGTAAAGGCCATATTCTGTTTGAATCTGTAACCATAGGTTCAAGAATACTTTCTCCTGTTTTAAGATTAAACGTTGGAAGATCTCGTTTAACTTCTACAAAGTATAAACCATCATTTTTAACAACATTAAAAAATCCCGGCATAATGCCCATACGTTCACCACCAGCTTTTGCAGCTTTTTCACTAGTAAACGCAGAAGTGCCTTTTTTACCTGTACCTAGTATAAATGGAACACGCCCTGCAGAATCAGGTTCTCCAACATCTGCAATAGTAACTCTAGGAAGAGAATTTTTTACTTCTTTTGTTAATTGTTCTAAAGCTGAAGCTGCTTCTTTATCACTTAAAAAAGATTGTCCTTTAACTGTTCTAATAGCTTGTAACTGTTGAGCTTGTTCTTCTAAAACTTGAGAAGCTGCTCCTGATGTACTATTACGATAAGCCCCACCTGATGAAGGAATTACATTTTCTATAAGATCTTCTTCTTCTTCAAGAGTTAATTTATCTCCTGCTGCTTTTTTACCAGAAAGTTCTTCAGTTTGATCAACAGACATTTTAGGATTGTTTGCTGTTTTAGAAATCTTACTAATTCTTGCCATTTTAGGTAACTGAGACAAAGCTCTAATTGTTCCATACACACCTAAAACATCAGCAACTTCAAAAGCTGTACGTAAACTTGCTTCTCCACCAGTAATACTTAAAGATTCTAAAAAATCAAACTTAAGAATATCAGGAAGCCATTCAGCTTTTTCTAATTTTTCTTCAATATCTTCTAATACTTTTACAGGATCTTGTGAATTATAAAATTTTGAAGAATCTTTTTCAAGTGCTGATCCAAGAGTTTCTATATTTCTTTCACCTGCAATAAATTGAGTAGCTGTATCAAGAAAAGGAATAGCTACCATAGATACAACTTCAGCTACATTAGAAGATATACCTTTATCTGAAATTATTTTAGCATATTTAACACGCATATTGTCTAATTTAAGAAGAGCAGCAGATAAGTTAGTTGATTGTTCTAAACCTGTACGCTCAGAAACATCTATATCTGTTGATAATTCTTCTGTGTCTATTACAGCTGCTCTAACAGGGTCTGTAAAGCTTCCATCAACTATAGCTTTACCTGTTTCTTCTTCAAAAATACTTCTGTAACGTGCTTTAAATCTTTCATTTTCTTGATCTGAAATAGCTTGAAAAAACTCTTGAGTAGATACTGTAGGATTTTTAGTTTCATTTAAAACAAGAGCATCAAAATCTCTTGTAGCTTTTTGAACAGCTAAAGTTTGCCGTGCTTCTAGTTCTCTACCACCATGAGTCATTTGTAGCCAAGTTGTAAAATCTTTAGCATCAGCACCGTTAATACTTGTATCAGCTATATGAGCCATAGTAGCTAATCGCATCATTTTATCATCAGGCTCAGCAGGAACCTGTTCAACAGGCGTAATGCTAAGACCTTTTGTATTAAGATCAGGTAAATCCATTAAGCTATTCCAAGTTGTTTAGCAAGTTTAGTAACACCTACACGATTATCAAAAATAGTACCTGAAAAAGAAGCTACTGAATTAAAAATATTACCAAGGTTTTGTGCTTGAACACCTTGATTACCAAATATAGTAGCTTGACCCATTTCATTACGTGCTGCAAAAGTAAGACTTTGTGCTCTTTGAAGATAATTAAATCCAGAAGCTGTTTGAGTAATAAAGCTACCTGCTCCACCTTGTATACCTGAGCCTACAACGTTTTGTGCTTGAGCGTTTGAAATAGCTTTTGCTCTTTTAATACGCCCTTCTCTAATTAATGAAATAGTTTGTCTACGTACTGCAAGATCATTCTTTTTTTGTAAAAGTTTATTTGCTCTTTCTCTGGCTTCTGCAGCTTTTGTAGAAGCTTTTGCAGCTTTATTAGACTGATATATTCCTGCAGCAGTAGCTCCAGCTGATAAAAGAAGAGAACCTGCTGCTAATAAAGTACCAAAGTTCCACATTTTACATACTCCTTAAGGCTGAGTAGTAGCTGAATAAACCACTACCCAACCAAACAAATTAAAGTCTTTACCTGACTCACTCGTAAACCTGAGATGTAGACTCTGACCACCACCTCTTACTTTATTACGAGTAACAACAACAGGAAACCCATCATTAAAATCTAGATTACCATTGGCTGTGTCGTTATACGTGCCATGTCCTCTTCTGTATATCTGTTGAGTTCTTCCAAATCTGGATGAGTTAGAGTTATCTGCAAACTGCCATCTGGCTTGCATAAAGCATGATGAATCATTCTGAACTGTGAAGCCCCCTGATCCATCACTTACATAACCTGTCTCAGTTCTTTTAGAGTACACATAGATATACGGAGATTGTTTAGTATTCATTATATCTCCTTCAACCAGATAGCCTGTGTCAAAGAAAGATGTATAATCAATTCCTGTTGAGTCTTTACTTACCCAGTCTTTATAATTATTATTATTAAATAATGAGTATGACCATTCAGAGTTTGAACCTACTGGTACAGGAGTAAAGAACTTGGTTTGTATTTCTCCAGCTGATACGTT